TTGGCATCAATTGTAAAGTTTCCAAAAGAATCAACTTTATAATCATAGGTGCCATTGTTAACATAATCCTCAATTTCTTTTTGGTATGACATAATTATCTTGTTATTTTAAATATATTACCATTATCAAATATATCAGTTTGATTATTAAATGTTGTTTTAATTAAAATTCTATAAAATCTTTCAACAGGCAAACCAGTTGTGTCTATTTTAAAGTAATGAATGTTACCGTCAGAACTTAGTTTTGTATTATCATCAAAATCAATTACAATGTTTTCACTTTCATTATCTTTGATACAATAATAAGATGCAGATGGCAACAAACTTGAGCTCAAATAACTAATTTGTTGATATCCCTTTATAAAATTCTTCAATGGATATTTTTCTCTAGCAAATACATTAATTCTTGGAATGTTTCCAAACTTATATTCTTTTGATAGATTTTGTATTACAACTGTATATGGTATAATTCCAGTTAAAGGAACCATACTTCCTGTTGTATATACACTGTCATCCCATGAAATGTCAATATAAGGTTGATAAATTGTATTTGTTTCTTTACTAAAAAATTTGATTGTGCTATCAATTCCATTAGTTGCAACTGTTTCAAGTGAACTTACCAAAATTATACCTTCATTTGGCACGCATCCACATAACCATCCTTTAACAATATTTGTGATGTCCATATTGATATCAGATGTAGTATAATCAAATGATTGTGAACAAATCAAAGAACTACCAGTTGTAACATTCAAACAGAATGATGAAGATTTGTATTGATATGTTGACGGTACCGTTTCATACCATGTACCTCCTTCATTTACAAATGATGATGTATTTGGTACTGGACTATCACTTACATCAAACCATAAAGAACCACTGTCTCCGGCATAATTTTTGTAATTCCAACTTGCACCTACTAAATTTCCTCCTGTTGAGTATCTACCAGTTCCCATAGTCCAACTTTGACTTATAGGATATCCGTAAACTATATAATCAACAGGAATTTCACTTACACTAGATGCTTTTAGTTTTAAATTAAACTTTGCATTGTTGTTTATTGAGTTATTTGCAATAGATGCTGAAATAGTATTCAAATCAAATCTAATCAAAATTCTACTATAATCAGGAACATCAGTATATACTGTATAAGGAACATATAAGCTCTGTGAACCTACTGCATAACCATATATTTCTCCTGTAAAATCACGTACACTTCCAGTTACATTATAAATTGATCCTGTGAAATTACCAATTAATTCATTAAACTCAGCAATAGGAAAATTATGTTCAATAATACTACCAGAAAAACTTCCACTAAAACCACTTATTGTACCACTTACGTTTGTTAAAACTACGTTTTGTGGTCCAAATTGACCATAATTAATTCCGTTCAACGTTGAAAATCCGTAGAAAGGTGATCCAATAAACAAGCCAGTAAAGCTACCTGTTCCACTTGCATTACTAAGCAATGATCCAGTAAATGTAATAGATGCAGAACTATGAAATCTTAAATTTCCGTATCCATATGAAGTGCCGCCATCTAAATTTGAAGCACTAACAGATCCAGAAAATCCCGCCACGTAACGATCATAAAAAGACGCAGTTAAAGATGCAGATTGATATAACAATAAATCTTTTTTAACGTGTGGATAAGATCTTAACTCCAAAATTTCATCAATACCAAAGTTTTTGTTGGCATATCCAACTTCATTGGTTATGTATGTATCTTTTTGTGGATATAAAAATGTATGCATATTATACTACGTTTCCTTTGATATCTATGTCAGGGTATTTGACTTCAAAAACGCATGGATCTAATGAAGGATATATTATTTTGTTTTTTGTTGCAGATAAAATATCATATTCATGTGGTGAATAGTTACCGTCTTTAGCAGTTAAGTTTACAATTTCAACATTTGTTAAAGATTGTACACCTTCTACTCTTGCAATTTCTAGTTCCAATTGACTCAAATTAATTGGTTGTGAAAAACTCCACTTGTCAATATCAAAAAAGTCTTTTACTTTAGTAATACAATTATTTAACACTTCTTTTTTGTTATAATTGTTGTATGTTAAAATTTTAAAATTTACACCAATATTAATAATATATCCGTCAATAATATTCACACCGTCAGTTAAAAGTCTATACTTTTTCAAATACTCTTTTATGTTATAAAATAAAGCTTCATTAATTTGTGTTAAATTTTTGTTTTCATTGTATCCAAGAACATACAAATTAACTGAAAATGGATTAGTTACATCATAATTAATTTTTCTAAAATAATTATCTACTGAATTATTTGTGTCTGTAGTATTGTTATTGTAATCTACAAATCCAGATACATCATTTTTCAAATTCAACACCAAATCTGTATCAGATGTTATATAAGCTTTAGCAATTGAACCGTATTTTGGTGGCATTGCATAAGTTCTAATCAAATAATCATCCTTAGTTACAGATCTATTTTGTGTGGTGAAATTCAAAATAGCATTTTGTTTGATTTGATCTACAGATTCTTCATCTGCACCACCAACTGCAGCAGTATAATTATTTACTCTTAAAGTTTGTTGTACTGTATTAAATAATGTTTGTTCATTCGGATTTAAAGATGTTGCATCATTCAACAATTGATATGAACTAATTCTAGTAATTTCATTTGCATTACAATTTGAAAGTGACCCTCCTCCAATTATGTAATTAATAGTTAAAACTGTATTTGCCGGAGCAGCTCCAAATGTATTTGTTTTTAAGAAATTGCTTCCATCCAATGAAATATCAGTATTTCTTATATTTGATAATCCAATACCAACAATAGAAGCATTTGGATAAACTATTTCATCAGAATAATTATCTAAACCAGGACCAAATTCTAAGTAAGTTGTATTATCCGCAGTAATACTAGTTATATACTTTCTTGAAGTCTTCAATGATTTTATAATCTTTGATACTTCTGCTTTGTAGACGTAGAAATTTTCATCAGTAACTTGAGAGTTATCTACATCAGTAAAAATTACATCTTGTGCCAAATAGTCAGCTTCATACCATTTATTGTTATCTTCATCAATAACTGAAATTATGTTGACTACATTTTTTTCTTCCAATACAATCTTGTAGTATGGAGTAGCAGCACCAACAGTAAAATTCTTAGTTACAATCTTACCGGCAAATGCTTTAGCGGTTTTTCTTAACAAGAAAAATTGTGGAACTCCCAATGAATCTCTGGAGTACACACTAACTTCTCTAGGAGAAAATCTAGTATCAACTGAAAAATCTACTGGTTCGCTTATAATAAAATTTTGATTAGAGTTATTTATTAACTCCATGTTTTCTCTAATTGACAAACAATATTTTTCATCAGGTACATAATTTCCATCAGCATCAACCTTTGATGGAATCAATTGAAATAATTCAATCTCAGTTATAGATGATTTAGTTGGAGTAGTTTTGTATCCAAGATATTTAGACAACGCAATTACATTTTTACGTTCTTCAGAATATGGCATCAATGATTCTTTAAACTGATAATCAATATAGTATGATAATACATCACCTATATATGAGGCTTGTTCAATAAACATTGTACCTGGTGAACTTTCACTAAAATCTTTGTAAGTTTTAGGAAAATAGTTCTTTGAAAACTCAATCAAACCAGCTTTAAATGACGCAAAATCTTTATTAAGATATCTGATATCTTTATTAAGAGGTTGAAAGGATTTTGGTTGTTTTTCTGCCATATTATTATAAATTGCTTGTTACAGTTAATCCAAGTACATCAGTTTGATTGTTTACCGTAAATTGTATTTTTATGTTTATTATATAATTATCAGTGTTCTTGTTTTTTTGGGCGGTTGTAATGTCTAAAAATACAGTATTTACAATTACATTTGGAAACCAATAATTCATGTCATCTTTAATAACATTCTTTAAAATTTCATCAAACCCTTCAATATTTTGTTCAAATAGATAGTTATATAATTTTGTTCCAAACTGAGGGTTAAATCTTCTTTCACCTGGTCTAGTATTGAAAAAATTAGTGATGTTGGCTTTAATTTGGGTTAGAGTGTCATATGACTGCTCAAAATACCCATTTATGCCAGATTTTAAAGGTAATGTTAAACCAATTGGATTCATATTATGACATTGATACTAAACCACCACCAACTCCTGATGACTTTTTCTTATCAACTGCTTTCATTAATTTTCTAAAGTCTCTATTAATGACATTAAGTACTTTAGATTGTTCTTCATTAACTGGTGTGATTTGTTGCGGCATTTGTACTGATTCATTAATATTAATACCACTAGAAGCTTCACTTTGTAATGCGCCCATCAATCCTACATAAGCACCTTCTCTTGGAACTCCTCCTACAGTTTCATTCAAGACAGCATTTAAAGCATCATTATTTGTATATTTCTTAAATGTCTTTTTTGCTGGTTGTACATTTTCAATTGGTTTTTGTGAAACTTTTGGTTTTTCAAAGTTTTCACTGACCGTTGGTTTACTTTGACCAGTTAATATTTCACTCAAAATATTAGGAATAAGAGTTGGAAGAGACTTTTGAAGTTCTTCCTTTACTACTGATCTGATTATCTCTTTTAATTCTTGTGTTTTCATACTTGTTGATGTTATATAATTATATTTTACTATATACCAAAATGTTTTATTTATTTACCAAAATTAACTTGGTTTTATCATAGAGGCTTGTACTGAAAGTGGTGTACCAGGCACAATAGGTACAATTTTAAGTTTAGGTATCGTTGGAAATGCAGGTGGTTTGATAATAGATGATATTGGAGGTACATTTGGTACTGGAACCTTTGGTATTGAAGGAATACTAGGAGCAGTAGGCAAATTTGACATACTTGGAAGTGTTGGTGTAGGTGGTATAGTAGGAATTGATGGTACTGATGGCACTGAAGGAGGTGATGGCAGTGAAAACTTTGGTACTGATGGAACAGACGGAACTGATGGCAATGTATTTGGTATATTTGTCTTTAAATTTTTATATGTTGACGTTTCTGTGAATGTCTTTTTATAATCAAGTCCAGATACTCTTTTTAAAGGCAATTTTGGTGCACTTGGAAGAGGAGGAATACTTGGCAAACTAGGAGTTGGTACAGAACCTAGTGGATTTTGTAAGTTTAATGATGGTGGTGTGGGTAAAGTATACATAAATTAACTCCAAGTTGATGGATTTGGACCTCTTGTTTTACCATTATAACCTCCAGGAACACCACTTCCATTAAATACATTAATATCAGTTGGAGGAGTTCCGCCTTCAATAGAACCACCATTTCTTCCTGGGGCATAACCACCTCCAGTTAAAAATACTCTTTTACTTAAGATTTTATCAAGACTATCTCTCCAAGCTTTCAATTTTTCTTGTGGTGTTGGAATTTGAGTGGTTAATTGTGTTGGATAATCTGCTATTTGACCAGATTGATCCGCAGGAGTGTTTGTTGTGGATGTGACATGTTCATGATATTGCCAATGAACGTGATCTAATATTAAATCTGCAAGGTCATACAGAAAGTCAACAGTTGTTTGACCCAACAAAGCGGGTTCATTTGTTTGATCATATTGACCTAGATATATTGCCGGACTGTTAATCACTGTTTTTGTGTTTGTGGTCATTACTATCTGACCATGAGAGTCTACTGTATATTCATTGTCTGTTACAATTCCATATCTCTTTTTGGAATAATGTATAGTTTCTCCATTTCTACTACTTACAATTATTCTATCACTATTAATTACAATTTGATCTCCGGTAAGTATTGGCGGTCTAAATTTAGTACAACCTGGGGGAGAAAATGC